CTGGCTAGATTAAGATAGTTATCTCTTTGTGCTATTAATTGTCCAACTTCTTTCTTCATACTTGAGGATTGTTTAAATTAGTTGTTAGACCATCTTTACTGACATTTTGTTTGGAACGATACTTCTTAGGTATTCTATCTTCAAATATCAATACATCTCTATCCATTAAGGTATTTATATCACAATATCCAATGCCAGTCGCTACAAATCTAATCATTCTCTTGCGGAACTTTGGTGTCTTTAGTTTAAGCTCACAAAAGTATTTATAGGCTGGTGCTATATCATCTCCGCCTAATTGTGATTGACCAATAAAATTAACACCAATAGCCTGTGATGTAGAATAATCAACATACGAACCAGAGCCAACGATAGTCCCGACTAAAACAAATCCACTATCATCTGTATCCATCCATACTTGAATAGCTTGGTCTGGGTCAATTAAGCCCATAATTCGTAGTTTCTTCTCTTTCTTTAAGCTTTCGGTCTGAAATATCTCACCTCGGCCATCCCAATAGTTCTCAATCGCTAGTCCGTCATCATCAAATCCATTTAGTATCTGATAAACACTATCTGTCAAAGGACTGCCTATGTATAGGTTATCACCATCTTTAGCAGAACACAATCCGTTGTATTTGACAACATCAACTGACTTCCCGTCAACATTAATAAACAGAATTGTATCGTTTTTAGGGTTGCCTAGTTTCTTACAGAATATCATCAAGTATCTCTCGTAGGTATCAAAATAGGAATCGGTATAATCGTAATCAGAGAACTTAAAGTGTGAGATGATAGAATACTTTTCAACCGCATCTCCTAGTGGGTTGTTTTGTAAAATAGTTAATTCAGGCTTGCTAGGGTTAGCGGTATTTAAGAAAACAATGCCAGAACCAGTGGAAACACAAGCCCTCCAAGCTGGAATACCAATGTCTTTACGGAAAACCTTGTTAGTGGCGTTCTTGTCATCTGCATCAATGCTTAATCTATAAGCTGATTTCTCTTTTAACGAGTAATAAGCTCCATCTGGTCCAATAACTACATTAAGTATCGGGTCGCCACCTTCATCTTGTGGAAAGACAAACCCTTCACCAGGTAATCTGGTAGCAGATTTAGTAAAGTCAGCAATTCCTTTATTAGTTGAATCTTCCCATTGATAGGCAGCAGTAACAGCTCCAGTAGTAATGGCCGAGAAAGTAACAGAATAATCACCAGTAGCATAATTTATTGTTCCACTTCCACCAGCTCTTGAGCTTTTTAGTGTTCCGTCTAGGTTATCAGTAAATGTTTCAGCACCAGCGGCCACAGTTCCAGCAAAAGTAATAGCAAAACAGTTTCTTGAAGCACCGCCTGCCTTAAAGGCTAAAGTCCCAGTATAAGTTCTTGAGCCTAAATCTCCGATAGACTCACCAGTGACAGCTGTATAGACAGTTGAGTCTTGTCTATCAATATACGAGCCATAGAGTCCTGTCCTATCACGCTTATTTGCGTCATTTCTGTCCCATAGCAGCGTTCTACCGCTGTCTATGAGTATTTTACCGTGAAAGTTTTTTGATGCGTTGTAGAGGCTTATAGGGCTATCTGGATGGGCGTTGTTTATCTTGTAAAATCCATCAGTAGAATTAAAGACTGTAAAAGACCCAGCTAGCGATGAGTAGTTTTGAAATGAATAGTCAACATCGCTTAGTCCTGTTTGAATATCAACCCAGTCAGAACCATTGAAATACTGTAATTTATCAGTAATCTTGCGATACAAGACCTTATCTCCATTTACTTTATAACCAAACCACAAGACAGGACACTTGCCAACTGTGCCTTCTGAACCGACAACTCTACGACCACCAGCTAAAATTATCTTACCATCTTTGGTAATCCAATTATAACCACCAGACGAGGCATCTTTTGGGATGTTCTCGTTGTCTAGGATTGTATGTTGTCCGCTAATGAAAGCTTCAATCGTGCTATCCATATTAATTGCAAATTAGATTCATATTCCACATTGCCATTTTTTCTAGCCAGTCGTTATATTTACTACGATTTTCAGCAGCATAACTCTTAGCTTTATCAAATTGCTGTATCATATAGTCATCTGCGGCCATTCCGTGATAGATAACATCGTGAAACATAGCAGGAAATAAAGGCTCATCATCAATCTTTAGGTCATCTGGGAAGAAAACATAATCATATTCAACAGTTCCAGATACCGACACAGGAAATGTTAGCTTATTAGTAGATAAATCAATCCAGCAAACTCCGTCTTGTGATTCGTATTGCTTTCTGTCTGACCAGTTAATCAAGCGATAATACTTATTATCAACCCAGACAATCTTAGGGACAGAATTACGAACATAGTTATTCTGAGCAATATCAGTATATCTAGCGTTCTCACAGACATAGGCAAAGTTATCTGGTAAATTAATAGTAGTTCCATTAATAGCACCAGAAAAAGACTTCTTAGAAAACTCCCAGGGTCTATCTGTCCAGACCTCACGGTAGATTTTATTCAATAAATCAAGCTCTTCTGATGTTGACAGTTCAGTGCCATCGTCAACATACAGCTCGAATCTAGTTATAATTTTTTGTGCATCCATATTATTATTTTCTTATCCTTACCTCCCTAAGATAGAGAGGCAAGAGAAGAATATAATTCTTAAGCAGCAGCAACCTGAACAACTGAAAGTGTGCCAGCAGCAACCCTAGACCAAGCAATCCAATTAGTAGCACTTACGCACAATAATTGAACCATTGTTCCAGCAGCACCAGCGATAGCCGATTCAGCATTAGCACCAGTTCCACCATTGATACCAACAGTAGCTGGAGCAGATGTTCTGATTTCATAACCAGTCGTATTGGTTGAAACTAAAGTGATTAAAGTTCCAACAACAGGAGCAGGCAATGTAACCCAATGGTTAGCATCGGCTGGGGTCACTGTGGCAATCTGAGTTCCTGGGGTAATCTGACCAGTGCCAGTCCCATCAGCAGTCGGGATATAGCTTTTTACAATGCTGTTTTCAATAGCACTCCAAACTGGGGATGCAACTGAGCCAGAGTTACGATAGACAACACCACTAGTGGTATCAGTCAATAAACAACCAGCAGCAAACTTTGAGGCAGTTGTTAAAAAGCTACCTTTTGACTGACAAAGAGTAATTAAACCCTCTGAATTGGTCTCTTGAATCAGGATGCCCACTAAATCTTTATCTGTTTTCATAGGTTTATTTATTAAATAAATTATTATATATTTTTTCTACTTGACCTTTAAATTGTTCTTCAGTCCATCTCCACTTCATCTTATTACACATCTCACAACAAGGAACTGAATTTTCAATTGTGTATCCGACTTTATTATCCACTCTATCAATTCCTCTCGCTTTTTCATCTCCGCAATAAATACATTTCTGATTAATAATACCTACAAATTCATCAAGCGTTAAACTAATTTCTAATTTTCTTCTATTGGCAGATGATACATACTGCTTAAATCTGTATTCATCATTATCCCTATATGCTTTCGCTTTATCAGAATTTTCTTTATTATATTTTCTATGAAAGGCTAGTCTTTTTTGTCTTTCCTCTTCTGTTTCGTTTAACCTTTTTTGTTTCACTCTCTCTTTTATTTTATCTTTATTTTCTACATAATATTCTTTACTCCGCTTCGATATTTTTTCTTTATTTTCTGAATACCACCTGCTCTTATATTCTTTTTCATTATACATAATTGCTTTCACGCCACGCTTAGCTTAATCGGCGTGAACTGATAAGCCAAGCGGGAACAATTAATAAATTAGATTGTTAAGATTACATTACTGATTACGCATTGATTAACACATCTAGGAACTTGCGTTTGCCATCAGCAAAGGTTTTGATACCAGCTAGATAGGAAGTGAAGACATTAGTTCCACGCTTATCAGCAGTAGGACGCATATCAACTTTCTTCATATCCTGAACAACTACATCAATAGCACCTTTCTTACCAAAGTAAGAGTGAATGAAGTTGCTGCTCCAAGAGGTAGAACCACCAGTTTCAGACAAGGTCAAGCGACCAGAACCAACAGCCACGATAGTAACAGTGGTAGCAGTAGCAGTAGCAGTGATGTTCAAGTCAGCAATGGTCTCCTGGTCAGCAGCAGACAAGGCAGTAAAGGTAGCAGTGGTAGTTCCAGGAGCATTCAAAGCAGCAGCAATATTAGTCATTGAAGCAGCCAAATTAGCACCAATAACGATTTCACCAGCAACAGCAGGACCAGAGCTTAAAGCGGTCTTCATAGTAAATTTAACACCATTGATGGTAAAGGTTTCACCATCGGCAAATGTTCCGCTATCAGTCAGGACAGCTTCACCAGTCAAGTTCTCTGAAACAATTAAGTCAGCACCTCTGACAGTCCCAGCATAGCCATTCTTAAAGACATAACCAGCCAAGTCAATGGATTTACCCATTAAATACTGTTCAATGTCGGAAGCACCATAAGAGTCAATAACCCAGCAAAGATTGGTCAATGTTTGGTTCTTGCTTCTTAATTTAGCAGGCATACGAACAACAGCCTTTGGAACATTAGTAGAATCCAAAGTGAAAGGAACACCAGTAGAAACACCAGTTGTTAAATCACCAGTGTCAAAATCAAACTCAGCATTCAAGGTTTCACCCAAAATACGAGCATCTAAGTCGGTAGCTACTTTAATAGCAACCTGACCACCAATAACCTCACCAGGATTTAAAGGACCAGCTTGGGTCACTTCACCATCGGAAATATGGAACACAGCTTCTTTCTCCAAATTGATAGTCAGCAATTCGCTGGTATCAGAGATAGAATCAATAGTAGAAGCATTGCCACGGACAGTGGAACGAACACGAACACCAGAAATATCATAGGCGAAGCGTTCTACACTTTCACCATATTTCAATTTCTTTTCAAAACGCAAGTTAGCAATTGATTTACCTACCAAAACCTTATTAAAGATTTCTTCGTAGGCATTATCAAAATGCTCTTGGAAATTAATTAAACTCATAATAAATTAAATCGGTCTATAATTTTAAGCGGTCGACAAGGCTATCATTGTATTTCTTTTTAAGTTCTGGACTAGCCATTACCTCTGAGAAATACTCTGGGTCATTAATTCTACTTTCATCGTAGACTAATTCCTTGCCACCACGAGGAGTAGATGTTTCCATCGTTCTCTTACCAGTGACCGTTTTACTGTAAGTCTCCTCTATTAGTTGCTGAAAGGTCTTATTTTTATTCTCTGGGAGTCTAGCTAATGACTTTAAGACATCTTTATTGACTACGCCTTCATATTCAGGCATAACCTCAAGAGCTTTATTGATATTCTCGGTTAGAGCTTTATCAACTCGTTCTTTAGCTTCTTTCTCCAAGACAGGCTTAATTGCCTCTTCAGCATCACCTTTGGCCTGTGCGTATATGACTGACGATAATTCCGATAAGAAATTAAGGTCAACATCATATTTATCAGCGATAGACTGCAAATCAGATTTAATCTCTGACTTAGTCATATCCTGTGCCTGAGATTTGAGGTTTTTAATCTCTCGTTCTAGGGCTTTCTTTTCTTTTTTGATTTCCAAGAAAGTCTTTAACGGGACTTGTTCCTCAGCTCTCTTTGGTTCAATGATGTCTTCAACTGTTGGAGTAGCTGGCTCTTCAGTTTCAGGCTCATCAACCTCGGTGTCTTTCAACTCCTCCTCAGGAGCAATGGTTTTTTCTTCCATATAACTTTTTATTAAGCTTGAAGTCCAAGCTGGCCGTATAACTTTGGCCTTAGTAAAACGGATAATCTCCGCTTACTGCCCACCAACAAGTTGATGAGCAGAATAGCGATTATTTTCCTTTTGATTCTTCTAGTGCTTCTTGATACTTTTCTTCAGCAGTTATTAACTGGTTCTTTAATTCCATTAGTGAGTCTAGTTTAGCTAGGGCAGAAATTAGCTCTAAATGGCTCGCTGTTGGATAAATAACTGTTAGCTGGTAGATTATACCATCAATGTCTTTTTGTGCGTTAGAAAGCAATTCTTGCCCTCCCTCGCTTTCTGTTAGATTTTTGATTTTTAGTAATCGCTGTGTTTGTTCTGACATATTAAAACTTTACCTCTGTTTGTCGTTCAATCTCTTTCATCTCGGCTTTAACATCTTTGCTGTTCTTTTTAATCATTTTGATTTGTCGTTCTAGTTCTCTAGCTGCGACAAAGTTCTCGTGATATAGCCAGATGTGATTGCGTAATTCTTCTGATACATCTAATACCTCTGGGTGAAAGTGAGATATGTTCTCACACTTGGCTAGATTGACACCTCTTTGGGCTTCTAGTTCCTTAATAGCTTGCTCACCTTTAGCAACGGCATTAGTATAATCTTCCTTGTTATAGACTTGTTCAAAGTCTGTCTTAACGATTTCTCCTTTAGTGTTTAGTTTATATTTGGCCATTTGTTTGAACCGCCTGAGGCATCTCAGGTTGTGGTTGATTAATGTTTAGTGGGTTTAATTCAGGGTTTAACATCTCTTGGGATTGTTCATTGACTAACTTACGGGCTTCGTTTCTAAATATAACATCTTCTAGTGAATCAATATAGGCACTAATAGCAAAGAATTGTCTGTCATTGATGTCTTCTTTATGGTCACGCAGATAGTCAACCATTCTCTGTTTGTATTGATTATTGGCAGCGTCATTGATTTCAATCACCTCGCCCATCAATAAGCTCTCTAAATCTCTATCAGCTTCAGACATTAACTTCTCATTTCCATAAGAATTAGTATCAAGTAGCTGTCTGACATCTTCTTCACTTAGTCCTGATATTAAGGCTCTCATTTCAAAAGACTTCTTTTTGTTAATCATCGGGTTATTGACCTCTGAAGCCAAGAAAGCCAGTTTCTCGTTCCTATCTTGCTTACTGGCCATCATCTCAGCATCAGAAGCCTCAACAGTTATTCCGTATTCATCACCTTTCTTATATAAATCACGCTTGCTAATCTGTTTGACTTCTACTCCATTAGGGCCAAGTATCTCAATAGCAATCTTCTTAATTAAATGGTCTTTAACTCCGTTCTCGTATAGTTTAGCAAATCTCTTATAGCCAAAGGAGTATGACTTATTTAATAGTCCAAACCTATCAGCCATAGCAGCTTGGTTGCCTTGATAGATACCAACCTTACCATCTTCGTCTGAAGTACCTTTAGCTTGGGCTGTAACGCCTGATGCTTTCTCTTGGATGCCCTCTAGTATTTCAAAAACCTGAATAGGGGTATTAATTGATGGAGTAATGATTGTCTGATAGGCTCTGTTAATATCAACGCCTTTCTTTACTGGAATAATTCCGTCTTTGCGATACTTAAGTTTGGTTACATCGTCTATAGCACTGACATCAACAGCTCTCATTGGCTTATTGATAGCATCAGCGTTGTCTAACATCTGACCAATACTAGCGTCTTGGGCTAGGAATAAATCTCTAGCATAATCACAATAGCTTGGTGTCCAGAACTCGGTTAGGTCAGGGAAAGCAGCCCAAGTCCAGAAAGGCCAGGTATTACAAGAAAACATATCAGATAGCTTCTCACAGCGAATCCATTGGCCTGAGTTATCCATCAAGATATAGTATCTCTCACCCTCAAAGGTAGTGAACCACTCCCAGAGCTTAAACTTGTTATGATTATTGTTCTCTTTATCACCAATAGTTTCTTGGTCATAGGAACGACTACGCTTATTGATTTCCTCTTGATTCTCTTCTGTGGAATTACCACCGCTTTCAATTAATCTTGATACTGCTTCCTTGTTGTAAATCTTATTCTTAACTCCGTCTTTTAGTTGTTTAATAGTTTTGACTACTCCCCAGCGACCCATAAAGAAAGCATTCTCAATATCAATACCACCACAAGCTGGGTCAATCAAGAAATCATAGACATCTACATTCTCTAGGTTAGACTGATAGCCTTCATCAGATGAGGCATAGTAAGCATAAACAGCACGGCCATAAATAATACCTTGCTTCTTACCGACAATATCTTTTAAGTCCCAGAAGTTTCTATCAGCATCAAAACGCCTTAAAGAGTTTAACAATTCAACTCTGCTTAGTTGTGATGGCTTACGCTTAGTAAACTTAAAGACTAACGGATTATCAATCTTAGACAGTAAGGTGTGAACGAACTCTTGCATCCGACCCAAAGAGATATTAGCTCTTGAGTCTTCGCTGGTTTCTTTAACACCGTAATACATTGACTCGTTGGATTGCCAACTCTTGACCTTTCCGTTTTTATAAGTTCTAGCTATATCAATCTCATTTATGGATTGAGCCGCTATCTTGTCTATTGTTTGTTTATTTATCACAAATCTAGTATTTAATAATTAAAGTGTGCTTCTTTTTTATATTCCAATGCTTTTATGAGTAGGTTTAGATTCTATACTCTCCCAGTCTATTTCTATGTTTTCCCTTGATACCTCGGCATAGTCTTTCATTTGCCAAGCAATAGCAGTAGCAATTAAAAGGTCAAAGTGTCTGGTAGTTAATCTGGGGTCTTCTTCTTTGTCTATTACATCATTTCGGGTATATCCCTTTGCTTCTCTTATTATACCACAATCTGACAGTTCTAGCAAGCCATCATTACAGGCTTTGACTAGAGCAAATATCATCTTGGACTTAGTTAATGCGTTAGTGTGCCAGCCATACTCGGTTGATTGGCCTTCTAAGACCTTTGTATCGCTTAAAGGTGTCTTGAATAGGTTTACTCCCAGTTGTTTAGCTCTGGCGATTGTAGCGTGTCCGTGGTTGTTCTTTTCAATAGCACAGATTGGATTACCAAAGTATTCAGATTCTCTTAATATCTCATCACCAAAGACATCTGGTTTAGTGTTGTTATTAGCCCAGACACCGACTACACGAGCAGGAACTACATCAAAGTCTATGAATACCGAGGTTGAACTATCTAATCCTACTCCACCTGATACATCGTGTCCACTTCCGTATCTATGACTTGGGTCGTATTCGTGATAAATCTTAAATCCAGCTATCTCTTTGATTGGTTGCTTCTCTTTTTGTTCGTCTAGCTTCTCTCGGTCAAACAAGACATCTTTTGAGGCACTTGGTTTACACAATTTTTCCCCTTCAAAATCATCATCATCTAGCTTCATCTGGTCAATATCTTCCTTTGAGTATCTATCTGGCCAGGTTATCTCTCCGCTATCAGTTATGATTGGGATTATCTCTACTATATTTCTATCGTCTTTCTTCATTACTAGATTGTGAACATTGCCTAGCTCTGAGATATAGTTACAGGTATAGATACAAGCTCCATTAATTGACAGACCAGTTCTGGCTTCTTCCATATTATCCCAGATAGCCTTAGTGGTCTTAGCACTCCTTAAAGTCTTTCTGCTCTCAATATCTTCAAACCAGATTAAGTCAGGGCGTTTATCCTCTTGGATTGAACCACGCTGTTCTGTGCCAACTGTATCAGCAATTACTTTAACTCCAGTAGAGGTAGTAAATGAACTCATCCTTTCTTCACGCTTTTGATTAGTCTTTTCAAATATCTCTGGGTATAAGGTGACTACTCTTGGATTGACTAGGATATTATAAAGGTCAGTGACTATCTGGGTTGAGTTAGTTCCATCTGATGATAATATCTTAATGTATCCTCTAGAGTGGTCTAGGTCATTACATAGGCAGAACCCGATGAATAGTTTAGTCCTAGCTGTTTTACTAGCTCCACGAAATGCTATGTCAGTAAATGATTTAATCTCTCCCCGATAAGCTCTGATGTTATTTCTGTCTATTGTCTTATGAAACGGTGCGTCTTTACTGGTGAAATACTTAACGAAAAAGTAGCGGCTCCACAGATTAAACTTTAGCTCTATTGCTTCATTAGTATCTTTAGAATTAAAAGAAAACAAAGCCTTGATGGCCTGTTTATCTTCGCTATTTAGTATCTCTTGTATGGTCATTAAGATAATTGGTTATAGCATTATCTATTTTAGACTTAATCTCTTCGTCTACTGGGACTAGGTTAGAACCATCTTGTCCTGTTAGCTCTTGTCTTTGAGAGTAATGAGCTTTACCTAATCTCTCTGTTACGAACATACTGGCCTTTAGAACTCTATCACCTAATTTGTCATCTTCTATCGGCATATCAAGACATCTTTCTAGGTTCTTTTCTGCCTTATTGAACATTTGGTTTCTCCTAAGTTTCTCTAAGAACCATTCTGCTACTGTTATCTGGTTAGCATACTTCTCTTCATAGCCTGCTCTCACGGCTGATTGCAAGGCGTTAGCAAATGTTGGAGAGTCTGGATTAATATAATAGTCCCAGCACATTTTCTGTCTTGGGTCTAAAACAAACTGATTGGCTTTATTTGGATTTGATTTAGCCATTACATTAAACCTTTAAACTTGCTAAAAAGCTTTTCTATAGATTTATATTAGAGCCTAATGTAGGAATTGAACCCACTATTGTTCATTACAAGTGAACTGTTTTGCCGATAAACTAATTAGGCATAGAGGGGCAGTTAAGTAAACCCCCTCTTCCATTTTTAACGATAAATGTCTAAATCGCCACTCCTACTAACGAATTTGTGCCGCTGAGTGGTTGCTTCACCGATTCAGTAGCTAATGTGCAATGATAATACAATCATTACCTGT